ACCGGATTATGATTTGTTGATAAATATATTACAAGATGAGATGAATGACAACTAATGCAATAAGCAAAAATGTCATCATATTGTGAAAATATATTTCATTATAATTGTAATAAGGTTCATAAACTTGTTGCTCGTAAACTTGTTGACCGGATATTGTTATGTTTTGCATTTTCTCACTTCGTTATAAAAAGGAGAGCCAAACAAAAAAGTGTTTCAATTTTTTATCTTACTTCGTTATAACATGCTAAAGCCGTGGAGCCAAACGTTCTTTTAATATTTAAATAAATAGTGTAACCGCCTTTGCTAAATCTACTGGTAAATGATATAAGACAATATAAAGACAAATTAATAACTTAATGTTTAAACAAATAGCGTAACCAACTTTGCAATATCTACAGGTAAATGATACAGTATATTATTTTCTTCTTGTAATGTCAAATGCAACGTGTATTTCCGCTTTTTCCAATTAGCCTCTTCTTTTCTTCTAATTTTATAACCAGAGTAGTTGCCATTTTCATCATATTCAATCACATATAAATATGGTTTTAGACTCTGTAACCACTTAGCAACTTCTAAATGTCTTTTATAACAAGCAGAACGAAACGCCCAGTCATTTTGCGCAGAAATATTAATATCTGGTTTCACGCTTAATAACCACTTAGCAACTTCTAAATGTCCATTAGCACAAGCGCATATGAATGGAGATTCATTATTAATAGAAATATTAATATCTGGTTTCACAATGAGTAACCACTTAGCGATTTCTAAATGTCCTCTAATACATACATAAAGAAACGCATATTCATTATTTATAGAAATATTAATATCTGGTTTCACACTGACTAGCCACTTGGCTACTTCTAAATGTCCTTTTCCACAAGCACAATGAAACGCATATTCATTATTTATAGAAATATTAATATCTGGTTTCACACTGAGTAACCAGTCGGCTAGTGCCAAATCTCCATTAAAACAAGCCCAAATAAACACATCTTCGTCTTCTGCGGAAATATTAATATCTGGTTTCACACTGAGTAACCACTTAGCAACTTCTAATTGTCCATAATAACAAGTCTGACGAAACGCGAGTTCATTGAAAGCAGAAATATTAATATTTGGATACATTCGTAGCAACTCCTTTGCTCCCTCTAAATAACCATCTATACAGAAATCAATAAATTGTTCTGTCATTTCACTTTTTCAAATGTCCAAAGGGACTGGCGTTGCTATAACGAAGTAAGAGCAAAACAAACATGTTTTATTCAATTTTTTCCACCTGCTAAAGCAGTGGAGCCAAAACGTTTCAATTTTTTACCACAAAAAAAATTGAAATAATATTAATTAAATATCTGATTTGTATAGATAAAATGAGTAATAACCCAATTCCACCAGAAGGATATAGATTAATGACAAAGGAAGATTTTACTTTAACAGAAGAAGAAAAACTTAAAACACAAGATTTGGATTTTTCGATATGTATGGATAGTAGAGTATATTCTGAAATAATTGGAAGACATATATATGGATGTATGGCTTGTTATGAATGCATTGGTGATTGTTCAGGAGGTGGAAAAATGTATTGTTATGTAAATGATACTACAGGTAAAGTTTATATAGTCTACAGGTAAAGTTTATATAGTGATTAAGTAATAATTAAATATATTGAATAACATTTTTAGCAATATCTACTGGTAAATGATATAGTATATTTGTTTGTTCTTGTAATGCCAAATGTAATGCTATTTTCCGTTTTTCCCAATTTGCCTCTTGTTTGCTTCTAATTTTGAATCCAGTATATTTTCCATCTAAATCATATTTAATCACATATAAATAAGGTTTTAGACTTTGTAACCACTTGGCAAGTTCTAAATGTCCGTATTTACAAGCCCAACGAAACGCATATTCATTATTACCGGAAATATTAATATCTGGTTTTAAACTTAATAACCACTTGGCAACTTCTAAATGTCCATTTTCACAAGCATCACGAAACGCCATATCATTTCTCGCAGAAATATTAATATCTGGTTTGATTTGGAGTAGCCATTTAGCCACTTCTAATTTTCTGTTAAAACAAGCATAACGAAACACATAATCATCTTGCGCAGAAATATTAATGTCTGGTTTCACCAGAAGTAACCACTTGGTAACTTTTAAATGTCCGTTCATACAAGCCCTACAAAAAGCATAATCATCTTGCGCAGAAATATTAATATCTGGGTTTACTTGTAGTAACCACTTAGCGACTTCTAAATGTCCGTTTTCACAAGTATTACGAAAAGCACGTTCATCATCATAAGAAATATTAATATCTGGTTTCACTTGTAGTAACCACTTAGAAACCTCTAAATGTCCGTTTTTACAAGCATTACGAAATGCAGCATTACGAAATGCTTGTTCATCTTGTGCAGAAATATTAATATCTGGTTTCACTTGTAGTAACCACTTAGAAACTTCTAAATGTCCGTTAGAACAAGCCAAACGAAACGCATATTCATTTTTTGCAGAAATATTAATATCTGGTTTCACTTGTAGTAACCACTTAGCAACTTCTAATTTTCCATAAAAACAAGCAGAATGAAACGCATTTACCTTATCCATGTTTGGATGATATTTTAAAAATTGTTTTACGTCATCTAAATCACCTTCTCTACATAAGTCAATAAATTGTTCTTCCATTTTGTTTCTTTATGTAATTCCAAAAAACTAACAAAAAAGTGTTTCAATTTTTTATCTTACTTTGTTATAATCTGCTATGAGCCAAACGTTTTTTTATGTTTATCTAAACAAATAGCATAACCGACTTTGCAATATCTACAGGTAAATGATATAGTATATTTGTTTTTTCTTGTAATGCCAAATGTAACGCATATTTTCGCTTTTCCCAATTAGCTTCTTCTTTGCTCCTAATTTTGTGACCAGTATAGTTGCCATTTTCATCATATTCAATCACGTATAAATAGGGTTTCAAAGTCTGTAACCACTCAGCAACATTTAACTGTCTATTAGCACAAGCATCACGAAACGCTTCTTCAGTATTAGTAGAGATATTAATATCTGGGTTCACTTGTAATAACCACTTGGCAACTTCTAAATGTCCACACCAACAAGCATTACTAAACGCATCTTCATTTTCCGCGGAAATATTAATATCTGGTTTTACACTGAGTAGCCACTGGGCAACTTCTAAATGTCCGTTTAAACAAGCCCAACGAAACGCATATTCATTATTAGCAGAAATATTAATATCTGGTTTCACACTGAGTAGCCACTGGGCAACTTCTAAATATCCTTTAACACAAGCACAACGAAATGCTTTTTCATCTTCCACAGAAATATTAATATCTGGTTTCACACTTAGTAACCACTTAGTAACTTCTAAATCTCTATCAGCGCAAGCCCAATAAAACATTTCTTCCTTATTATTTGGAAACAATCGTAGAAACTCCTTTGCTCTTTCTAAATTACTACCAGTTCGAAAGAGAAATATAAATGGTTCTTCCATCTTACTTCTTCATTATACATTTTAAAAGGCGTAACCAAACAAAAAAGTGTTTCAATTTTTTATCTTACTTTGTTATAATCTAAATATTTTTTAATGAATCGTTAAACGTATTGTATTACATTTTTAGCGAGATCTATAGGCAAAGCATTTAATATGTTAGTTGGTGAAAGTTCAGATTCCAAATATAATGCATCTAGTCTTCTTTCAAAACCGAATTTATTAAGAATGTCTGACGCACTAAAGTTTTTTTTACAACAAGAGCAATATGATTGTTCAAATTTTTTGTTTGGATAAAACCCAGACAAGTAATTTGTCATAAATTTATAAGGACATTTGCATTTATCTATATTACAACTTTGCATTTTTATCATTTCAAATATGTCACGATAAGTTATACATCTGCTTTTTTCCTCTGAATTATATTTATTATAAACTTCTTCAAAGTATGTTATGTTTTGTTTATTAAATATATATTTTTTATATGTTAATGCAGTGCGTAATGTTTTTTTAGCGCAAATAAATTCATAGTCATCCAAATTTTCAATGTCGTTTAAAGTTGTTGGAATAGAAACGTCATCAATTGTAATTGAGTTCATTTTATTGATTTGTTGGTTATTATTACCTTATTTTAAAAAAAGTATTTCAATTTTTTATTGAGAAAAAATATATTAATTACAATAAAACAACATCATAACTTGTGAAAGACTATTTAATAACTTAATATTTTGGTTCTTAATGTGGATCTTACTTTGGCACTTACTTCGTTAAAACCTTTTAAATGTGGTTTTTAAATAAATAATGTAACCGCCTTTACAATATCTACTGGTAAATGATACAGTATATTTGTTTCTTCTTGTAAAGCCAAATGCAACGCGTATTTTCGTTTTTCCCAATTTGCTTCTTCTTTGCTTCTAATTTTGTAACCAATACATTTCATATTTGTATCATATATAATTACATATACATAAGGTTTCAAAGTCTGTAACCACTCGGCTATCACCAAACGTCCAGTTTCACAAGCATTACGAAACACTACTTCATTATATACAGAAATATTGATATCTGGTTTAACGCTTAGTAACCACTTAGCAATCTTTAAATGTCCGACATTACAAGCCAAACGAAACGCATTTTCATTTTCCGCAGAAATATCAATATCTGGTTTCACACTTAGTAACCACTTAGCAATTTCTAATTGTCCGTTTAAACAAGAATAATATAAGGCATCAACAGAAATATTAATATCTGGTTTCACTTGTAGTAACCACTTAGCGATTTTTAAATGTCCCTTAAAACAAGCATTGCGAAACGCTTCTTCATTATGATGAGAAATATTAATATATGGATAATGTTTGAGCATTTTTTTTAATCTGTTTAAATCACCCTCGTAACATAAGTTAATAAATTCGTCCTCCATTTTATTTTTTTATGTAAATCCAATTAAATAAAAGTATTTCAATTTTTTATCTTACTTTGTTATATAATGATATAATGTGTAGTTAAAATGCGACATTGGTTCATTATTTAAACTATTATAAACACTTTCTATTTGTTCAACTGCATCGTCGACAAATATAATCCAACTCGGTTGTTGAAATCGTGTAATAAATTTTGTCAGTGTATTGCCTTTTGTCGCAATTGGCATAGCATTTTCATAATTATACGGAGAATGAATAACATTATAACGAATATATTTATTATCGTGAACCAATTTAGCACCGTTTAATTGGTTTATAGTTTTCTTTTTATACTCATAATCTCGTGCTGTTAAAAAGAACAAATTATTTGGATTATATTGATAAACAATATTTACTAATTTGGTTATATTTTTATCAAGAAATTTTTCGCCGTGTTTACTTGATAATACAGTATCGTCAATATCTAAAAACAACAATACGTTGATATTATTATCTAATAAGCATTTACAATGTTCATATACATCCATAATGTTTGATGTATTAATGATTTCATTTTCTAAGTTCATTTTAATTGAGTTTATTTAAAAGATGTATATTGGTTATAATAATGAAAATAATTTCAATTTTATTTTTATATAAAAGTTTTTGAATTATAATAGTTATAAAATTATTATAATTTTACTGTAAAATATGATTTGCTAAAAAATTAGGCTCTTCCGGAACCACGTCCTCTACCTGAACCTCTACCTCTTCCTGAACCTCTACCTCTTCCTGAACCTCTACCTCTTCCTGAACCTTGTCCAGAGGAAACCTCTACTGGTGGCTTATTAGAGCTATATTGGCTACGAGAAGTTCTTGTCTCTCGTCGTGTCTCACACATCAACTTGCCTCCCTTAATTCCACTTACATCTCCCGCCTGATATTCATGCCCTCCTACAGTGCCTGAAGTGCTAAAGCAAAACTCAACATATTCTCCCTGCACCAAATATTTATATTGTTCTGAATCTACCTTAATGGACGTGTGGTGCACAAAAACATCCTTTCCCGAATTTGGCCCATCCGTCACAGTCAAAAAACCATAACCAGCCTTGTTGTTAAACCACTTAACGCGCCCTGTGTATCTATCAAGAGAACTGCTCGACATATCTTAGATAATATATTATACATGGTTATCTTTATATTGTTTTTTT